GATGTCAGTGCAGATGACTTTTTTGGAACACTTCAAGCAACAGTTGCTAACAATACAATTATTGAATATAGAGATAGTTTTAATTTTATATTTGATAGTGTAGGTGATCCATCAGGCCTTGTTACTAGACCAAGTACAGCAATTAACTTTGATGAAAGCGATAATACAACCTATAGAAGTATTGCATTCAGTAATAAAGATAGCTTTAGTCAAGACTTAGCATCAGATGAAATTTTAACAACATTTGAAGTTGGCTTCGACTATGTACAATTAGATGTTTCTACAGCAAATTTAACAGGTGGTTACGGATCAGCACAAGGTGATACAAAATTAGCAATAGCTCAATTAACATCCAGTGATTTAAATGCATTTGATGATACTGAACGTGTCACAAGAGATAGTTCAGTAACAACAGGTCTTTATCCAGGGGATCCCGGTTATAGTGCCACAGGTGGTATGCGTTTCTTATGGGATGGTAAAACACATGGTATAACAAATTATACAACTGTTGCAGAATTTACACTAACTGGTAGTGTAAGTGTTACAGCAGGTGAAACTATCACACAGGCGACTACAGGTGCTACTGGTGTTGTACATGCTAGTGTATCTAGTAGTACAATAGAATTAGAAAATGTAACAGGGACTTTTAACACCTCAGATCAATTGACAGGATCAACCAGTGGAGCATTAGGTGCTAATAGTGTACCCACAACAATCAACCTGACTAGTTGGGCATATGTTACTTTTGTTGACATTGCTGGTACAAATATTAATAGTGGTTATGGTGGCGCTGGATTAAACAGTGCGATTCCTGCAGCTGAAAGAACACTGACAGCAGGATTAGCAACTGGTGCTACAAGCGAAATCACAGTAAGTATTTCACTTATGAGAGCAACTGGACACGATTTTACACAAATTGGCACAGGATCTTTTAACGATTCTAACTATCCTAATGTTATATTAGGAAACCCTGTAAATAGTTTAGCAGACTTTTACACAGATTCAGAAACAGCGACAACTGCTCAGGTATGGGAAAGACGTAAAGGGCGTGTGTTCTTTGTAAGTACGGATCAGAACGGTTTCTTCCGAGTTGGTAAATTCTTTAGTGTGGACCAAGCAACTGGTGATATTACATTTGCTGGTGAAATTGGTCTTTCTAATGCAAACGCACTTGGCTTTAAGAAAGGTGTTACAATTAATGAATTCTCAGCAGACGATAGCTTTGCAGACGATTCTGGACAAGCTGTTCCAACAGAAAAAGCCATCGGCGGATACATAAACAGAGTACTAGGTTTTAATGTTAAGTCAGGCGCACAAATTCCTGGCAGTTCAAATAGAATTGGTACAGGCTTCCTTCCACTTAACGGACTAAGTCCAATGGAAGGCAATTTGAATATGAATAGTAATAATATTCAAAACCTTGCACTTCCAACAAGTGGCAGTGATGCTGTTAATAAGAATTATGTTGACGATAATGCAAACGCATTTGCTACTGTTAAACAACTAAGAGATACCAGTGTAGGAACTGTAGGTGCAAATGAACTTACAGTGTTTAGTGGAAAACAAATTATATACACTGAACCAGAAACTGGTGGAACATTTACTATCGGTGACACAATTCAAAATGATATATCAAGTCCTACAGCAACAGGTGTTGTGGTTGATATTTCAACACTTACAGATGAACAGTTTGGTTCAATTCGTAAAATTGTTTACACAGTTGGTACAGGAACATTTGATCCTGACAATGATACAATATATGAAAATGGCGGATCAGCACAGGCAGTAGGGTTAACAACTGCATTACAACCAGATGTGGGTGGGCCATTCCCAGAAATTACACATGCATCTAAACAAACAGGAAGTGATGTTAGTGTTAGTATTACAAGAACTGCTGCAGGTGCAGAGTTTAATTTACAGTACGAAGCTGGTAGTATAGAAAATGCTGATGTAAGTGCTTCAGCAGCTATTGCTCAAAGCAAACTTGCTATGAACACAGCAGGCACTAGAGCGAATGCAACAGGTATTGCACAAAGTGATTTAGGTGTTGCAACATTTAAGAGTACAGAATTTACACACACAAGTGGTTTTGTAGAATTACAAACAAGCTCAAGCACAGCAACAGGTATTGCACCAGGTAAGTTACAATGGCAAGCAACTGATACTGTATTAGGTAGAAGTGCAAGTGGCAATGGTGCAGTAAGTGCAATTAGCTTTGACACTGTACTAGACGAAGGTGGCGCACTTAGAGATAGTGAGTTTGGTACATTTGGTGCAAGTGGTGATGAAGTTCTAATACGAACTGCTGCTGCAACATATGATACTGTTGAAGTTACTACAAGTGGTGAGAATTCAAGAATTGTTAAAACACTAAGTAATGGTAAAATTAGAACACAAGGACTTGTACTTGGTGGTAGTGATAGTTATGAAGTTGCAACAACTACAGGAACAGGTACAACACTAACAGTTAAAACACCTGGTCAAGCAGTTGTGTTTAATGCGACTGGTACTACATCGGCAAGTTTGGTTACTAAATTCCCTGGAATAATAGATGTTGGTGATACAGCAATAACCACTGAAAGTAATATTCAAGGAAGTTCATCTTATGCCGCAGAAGGTTTTATTTCAACTGACTGGGTATACACAAACTTTATCGAAGCGTTAAGTGAAAGAGATGCAGCAAGCACAGGTATTGCACTAGGTGAAACTGGAGCATTTACAGAAGATGCTGCCGATGTTATTGCATTTGTAACAGGTGGTAATGTTGAAGCAAGAGTAACAACTACAGGCTTAGAAGCAGATAATATTATAAGTTTAACATCTAACACTGACCTATCACTAAGTGGTAACGGAACAGGTAATGTTAATATTACTGATAGTTTAGATGTTGATTCGATTACAGCATATAGTGGTACTAATACAAACTTAACACTAAATGGTAAAGGATCAGGTGTTGTTAGCGTAGGTGGCGGTCTTACAGTAGCAGGTACAGCAGTCTTTAATGGCAATGTTGATATTGGTAATGCAGTTACAGATACAATAACATTTACAGCAAGACTTGATAGTAACCTTGAACCAGATAGTACAGCAAACAATAGAAACTTAGGTGCTAGTGGTAGACAGTTTAACACAGTTTATGCTAGTGTGTTTGAAGGAACAGCAACATCAGCACAATACGCTGACTTGGCTGAGAATTACTTAGCAGATGCAGATTACGAAGCAGGCACCGTGCTAGTATTTGGCGGTGATGCAGAAGTAACTATTACAACTGCAAAAGGCAATACAAGAGTTGCTGGTGTTGTATCAACTAATCCTGCACACTTAATGAATTCAAATCTAGAAGGTGATTATGTTTCAGCAATAGCACTACAAGGTCGTGTACCATGTAAGGTACTTGGAAAAGTACAAAAAGGCGACATGCTAGTAACAAGCGCCATACCAGGATATGCTATAGCTAATAACACACCAGGAGTTGGTAGCGTTATTGGTAAAGCAGTAGGCGAAAAATTAGACGACGGCAAGGGCGTTGTTGAAGTTGTAGTAGGAAGAGTATAATGGCAAAACAAACTATAAACATTGGCACAAGTATAAACGCAGGCAACGGAGATCCGTTAAGAACAGCTTTTGATAAAATCAACGACAACTTTGATGAACTATATGCTGCTACTACGCTAGACTTAGACAGTATAGGATCTAACATGATACCTACTACTAACGGCGTGTATGCATTAGGTAGTGCAAGCAAACAATGGTCGGACTTGTATGTTAAAGATTTTATATATATTGGTAATGCAAGACTACAAGCAGATGCGCAAGGCAACTTGGTTGTAAATGGAGCAAGTATTAAACTTGACGGTGATGTAACTGGTAGCGTGTTTGGAGATGATAGTTCATTACTTGTAGACGGTGTTAACAATAAAATTGTTGGAACAGTTGATGCAAATATATTAAGAACTGGAGCTCTTGTAGTTACAGGCACTAGTATTAACTTGGCTTCAACAACAGGATCAATAGGATTAACATCTGTAGGCACTACCAGTATTTCAGGTGCAGGAACAGTAAATTTAACATCATCCGGTGGACAAGTTGATATTACTGCTAACTCAAAAATTAATATGAGCGCATCAGAGATTGATGTTCTTACAGGAATGGTTGTACGAAATGGTATCACTGGTGACTTATCTGGTAGTGTGTTTGCTGATGACAGCACATTGTTAGTAGACGGTACTAATGGTACTATACCGGGATATATTAGTATAGTAACATTAAAGACAGAAGTTGCAGCGAGTGTTGACTTTGCTGCGTTTAAAGCAAGAATAGCAGCACTTTAATGAGTACGATAAATATAGATATAGGAAATTAAAATGGCAGTAAGATACCCACTAATTATAGATGCAACAGATAACAACAAGATCAAAGAACTACCAGCAAATGATAGTTTAAATCTTAGCACAAACAGTATTGTAAATGCTGTAAATATAACTGCCAGCGGTACACTTACTGTTGCAAGTTTAGTTGTAGATAGCAGTAGTGTTACTATTAACGGAACAGCACTTGCAACAGTAGCATCAACCAACAGTTACACTGACTTAGACAACAAGCCAACACTTTTTGACGGCCAATATAGTTCACTAACAGGAAGACCAACTATTCCTACAACAACAAGCACACTTGCAGATGTAGGAAGCACAGCACCAACAAACGGCCAGGCGCTTATTTACAATTCAGCTCTTGGTAGATATGAACCCGGTAACCTTGCAGATGTGTCAATTGACTTAACTAGTCAATCTATTGGAGAGCTTAGTGACGTTGTTACAACTTCTCCTAGTTTAAATCAAATTTTAAAATGGAACGGTGCTGCATTTGTAAATGCACAGGTTGATTTTTCAGAACTGACCGGTGCAAATTTAGTTGTTGAACAAGGTGATACATTCACAGGATCTGTTATTGGAGATACTAATGGTTACCATACAGGTGATGTAACAGGCAGTGTATTTGGCGATGACAGTTCAAAAATTGTAGACGGTGTTAACAATTCTTTACACGGAACTTTATACGGAATAGTACAAGGCGGTATGCAAGAACAGGTCGGACCGGGTGCTATAAATTTAACTACAACAAGCACTGAAATTATCACAACTGGTACTGATAGTTTTTCGCTTGCTAATGGAACAATAGGTCAAATTAAACACATTGTTAAAATAGGTGGCGGTGGTGCAGCAACAATTATACCTACTTCATTTGCTAATGGTACATCTGTAGAATTAGCAGCCAATTTTAACTGTGTAAGTTTATTATATACAAATACAGGATGGGTAGTAATATCAGCACAAAATATTACTATAAATCCATAACGGAGATATAAATGAGTATACAAACAATCAACATAGGTAGTATAGCAAACGACGGAACAGGTGATGATCTCCGCGAAGCATTTGCAAAAGTAAATGCAAATTTTACAGACTTAAATGGAAAACTTCTCATAGCAGAAGGTTCAGAAGGTGAAAACCTAGGACTAGGCGAAGGTGTATTTGCACAGAAAAGTGATAACACTCTACAATTTAGAAGCATTGTAGCAGGATCAAACATTAGTCTAAGTGGCGGCGGAAACAGTATTACTATATCTGGTGATGCTGCATTGAAGCAACTTATTATAGTAAGCGATAGTGGTAGTGTTGTACTAGGCACAGGTAACCAAACCTTGCGTATTCAAGGCGGTGTTGGTGTAAGCACAAGAGTAACTAGTGAAGATGTTTTTATCGATGTTGATGGACAGAACTTAATTGAAACAGATACTACACCTGTACTTGGCGGAACACTTGATGCAAACGCTTTTAATATTATAAATGCAAATAGTATTACTGCACAGTCATTTGTAGGTAATTTAACAGGATTAGTAAACAATATAGATGTTAGTAGACTAGATCCTTTCTTAAATGGATTTGATTTTAGTACAATATTAAGATCTGCAGATAGTTTCTATGAATGGCTAGTATATAATCAGGATGTAGATTTTGGTACATTTATAGCACCTGAAATAACAGAAGTCGATTTAGGAGCTATTGCTTAACTCCGATAAATACAATACAAGGAGTATTGAATGGCCGATTTTTGGACTATACCATCTGACAAAACAATAGCAACTATTGAGGAACGCAAAACTGTAAGACTCAATTTACCTATTAACGGCCGATACTTACCCTTATCAACTAGTGGAATGACTATAACAGTTATATCCGGGTCAGTGCCAAAAGGCATGCGTCTTGATGGATATGAAATTGTAGGTACTCCTTTTGAAGTTACAAGAGATACAAAGTATGAATTTGTAGTAAGAGCTTCATACAATAACACAGTATCAGATAGAACTTTTAATGTAATTGTTACTGGAGCAGACGATCCAGTTTGGTTAACTTCAGCAGGCAGTTTACCTATTGGTGCAAATGATACTTATTTTATAATTGATAGTTCACCATTAGACTTTCAATTAATTGCTACTGACCCTGATGTTAGTGCAGGAGATCTATTAGAATATTTTTTATATGCAGGAGAATTACCTCCAGGCATACAACTTACCACAGATGGTAGACTTGTAGGTATAGTAGAACCTATACTTGCTCTCGAAAAACCAGCAGGAAGCGGACACTTTGACAGTAACAATTATGGTAGTTTTCCTTTCGATTTTGGAGTAAGATCTGGAAACGGTTTTGATAGTTTTTATTATGACGTATCAACATATGATTTATCAACACCAACAGCTTCACCAAAAAAACTCAATCGTTACTATGAATTTACAGTTAGAGTATCAGACGGTGACAGTTTCAAAGATCGTACATTTAAATTATATGTTGTAGGAGATGACTTTTTAAGAGCAGATAATACTATAATGCAAGTAGCAAATGGTATTTTTACAGCAGACATTACCAATGTTAGAAATCCAATATGGGTTACTCCTGCGGCGTTTGGTTATCGAAGAGCCAATAACTATGTTACATTATATTTAGATACTATTGATCCTAACTCTGATACAGGATTTATTCGATATAGTTTACAATCATTAAACGATGATAGTTCAGTAAGTAGATTGCCGCCAGGCTTAGAATTAGATACAGTTTCTGGCGAAATTGCCGGCCGTGTTCCATACCAACCTGCAATTACTTTAGAATACAAATTTACAATTAGAGCTACTCGTACAGAAGCAAATAGTAACAATCAGCCCTTTAAAGACAAAACATTTACAGTTAAAATGTTAGGAGAAATTGATAGTGTTATTACTTGGAATAGTGCTACTAATTTAGGTTTGATAAGCAGTAACTATATAAGCACATTATCTATAAGTGCAAAAACAACTGTTCCTAATGCTAACTTATTATATATTTTAGAAAGTGGTAGATTACCTCCAGGATTAAGATTAGGAGCAGACGGAGAAATAATTGGTAAGATAAACAGTTTTGGCTCAGTAGGTTCGCCCGGTTTAACTGTTTTCGATAGTCAAAATTTAACAATTGACGGAAATACAACTTCAATTGATAGAGAATTTACATTTACAGCATCTGTAAAAGATCACTTTGGATTTAGTAAAATTGAAAGAACATTTACACTTACAGTAGGTGATCCTGATGATAAATTATACAGTAATCTTTATGTAAGGCCATTACTAAAAGAAGCTCAACGATCTAATCTTTTAGATATAATAACTAATCAAAATATATTTGATAACGATAAAATATACAGACCAAATGATCCTAACTTTGGATTACAAAAGAAATTACAAATGTTAATTTATGCAGGAATTGAAACAAAGACTATAGAGTATTATGTTTCAGCAGCAGCAAGAAATCATATTAGAAAACGCTATAAACTTGGCAATGTAAAAACTGCTGTTGCAAAAAATCCAGGTAGTACCGAGACTGTTTACGAAGTAGTCTATGTTGAAGTTATAGATCCTGCAGAAAGTACAACTGGAGTTAAAACTCGTACTAAATTTACTATTAAAAATACAACTGATCAAAGTGTAGATACCGAACTATATACATCCGACGGTTATACTGTTCCAGGTGAAGCAATAGATTTATATGATCCAGATGTACTAGAACTAGGTACAAGAAGATTTAGTAATTTAAGAATACCTTTATTACCTAGTCTTACTATTACTGCAAGAGATAGTAGTAGACTTGTTGTACCAACAAGTGATGGGTTTTATGTTGGTATAAGAGGACAGCTAGATGCGTTGGTTGAATTAGATACAGGAACTTTTGAGCCTTATAGATTTAGACCTGTTCCTGAAAATACAATTAAAGTTGATAGTAATGCATTAACAATTGACGGTGCTAATGATAGAACAAGATATATATCTAACATAAGAAATATGAGAGATAACCTACGAGCAGTTGGCGAAACAGAAGTAAACTTTTTACCGCTATGGATGCGTACTGCACAGCCAGGTAATATTGCAAGTCTTGGATTTATTAATGCTATTCCATTATGTTACACTAAACCTGGACAAAGTGAAAGCATACGATTAGCAATAGAAAATGCAGGTATTAAATTTAACCAGTTTGACTACGACATTGATAGATATGTTGTAGATACTACAGAAGGTGTATCACAAGAACAATACATTATGTTCGCGAATTACAAATTCAACATTTAAAAGACATAAATATTAACGGAGAAATAAAAGATGGCAATTACTATAAGCACTAGTGCAATTAACGGAATTGATGAATTATATCCTGTTGCAGGACAAGATAACGATTCTCAAGGATTTAGAGATAACTTTAATACTATTAAAACACAATTAAATGCTGCGGCAACAGACTTAGCATCATTAGATACTAACACAGCAAAACTAAATGCTACTAACGATTTTAATGGTAACAACATAACCGAAGCTAATTTTATTGCTAACACCGAAGAAGTAAACAATATCGGTAATGTAAATGCTAGTCAGAATATTAATTGGAGCGAAGGTAACTATCAAACTATACAAGCAGGTGCTGATATTACACTAACACTAACTGGTTGGCCAGCAACAGGTAAATTAGCAAAGTTAAGAGTAGTTTGCACAGGCGACGGAACATCAAGAGAAATTACCTGGAATGCAGGCGGCGGCGGAACAATTAAAAAAGATGGTGGCTTTCCAGTATCATTTGATGTACAAAGTGCAACCAATCCTAAGATTGTTGACTTTTGGTCTAGCAATGCAGGACTTACTGTATATGCAAAATATGTAGGCGAATTCAGCTAAAATGAACCATCCATTAATTGGTAATTATCAAGAATTAACAGATGTAGAACTTCAGGAAAGAATTTCTAATCTTTCCTCAAAATATTGGCAAACACAAAACCCAGATGTAAGATCACAAATGATGCTTATATTAGATGAGCTTAAAGAAGAATTTAGAAGTAGAAATCAAAGAAATCTACAAAATAATTCAGAAAATGACAATAAAGATCTTGACAGTTTAATTAAAATCAGTTAAACTGTATATATGCTTATGAAAACAGATTCACTAGGAATACCACGATTTTCTAATCGCGATTTAATCGATATGATCTATAGTGGTCATGCGGATAAAGTGCATGTGGTGTTGTGCGATGCTAACGATGATGTAGACAAGTTCAATGCAGCAATGGAAGAACAAGGTCTAGACAAACTACAAAAATATATCCCATTAGATGTAGATACTAAGACTTTTGACGGTGTATGTCAAAGTGAATGGTTTATGCCTGATGAGTATAAAACACTAAATGTTTACGATTATGTAATGAACAAAGCAGGTGATGATTTAGCAGAGTTAAAAAGAGTTGAAGAAGAACTTGCACAGTTTAAAGTACGAGGAATGACTAACTTACTACGCTATATGATCTATCTTGTAGACTTTATGCGTGAGAACGATATCGTCTGGGGTGTAGGTAGAGGTAGCAGTGTGGCAAGTTATGTGCTATACTTAATAGGTGTACATAGAATCGATTCAATCCAGTTTGGCCTGGATTGGCGAGAGTTCTTAAGATAAGTAACTTAAAATAAGGAGGTATTAACAATGCCAATGAAACAAACAGGACGAAAAGTTTATAAATCAATGCAAGGCAAACAAATTGATATGGACTTATTGCGTCAAAAAAATGAACTTACACCAGCAGTAGGTAATGCTCGTGTAAATGCTCGCGGGGATGAATTAGGCCCAGGCGGCAAAATCATTAGAACTAGAGAACAGATTTTAGCTGATCATCAAAAGGATCATCCAGGTGTACCTGATGAAGTAGCGGTTGCAAAACCTAAAAAATCTGACATGCCTCAAGATCCATTAGTTGTTGAAGACGAAGAATGGGTTGAGGATGACGACGGCAATTTTGTTCAAAGAGGTGAATAATGTCTGATGGAATGGGTGGCGGATATAAAATAACGCCAACAGTTAAAGGAAGTTTGCGTCCTATTAAAAATAGAGTTTTAGTTTCAGATATGTACTTTGGAGAACAAAAAACTGCAAGTGGTTTAATTATCGGAAATGATGACGGCAAAACTAGAGGAATTTATCCACGATGGGGCAAGGTCTATGCAAAAGGCAGTGAAAACACTGATCCGTATGATGTAGGCGATTGGGTTTTAGTAGAACACGGTCGTTGGACTAGAGGTGTTAATCTTGAACAACAAGATAAAAAATTAGAAGTAAGAATGGTAGAAGCCGAAAGTATTCTAGCATATCAAGACGAGCAACCATCAGATGTATATATCGGTGCTGAATATAACGATACTGGACATGCAACTGTTGACCCACAATCATTTATTAACCCACAATCTTAAGAGGCTAAATTGACACAAGTAGATTTAAACAAATACAAAGAATTTGTAAAACAAGTAACCAGTGACGAAAGCAATAATGTTGCTGCAATGTCACATAGGATGATAGAGCTTTCTGAAAAAGTAAACCCTGCTCTATTAATGACTGGAGCCATAGGCATAGCAAGCGAAGGAGGCGAGTTTGCAGAAATTGTTAAAAAATGTATCTTCCAAGGTAAACCAATGGATGATGAAACTGTCTTTCATTGCAAACGAGAACTTGGCGATATTATGTGGTATTGGATTAATAGTTGCCGGGCATTGGGTCTCGATCCTAATGAAGTCGTAGCAGAAAATGTAAACAAACTTAAAGCTCGTTATCCGGGTGGAGAGTTTGATGTCCACTATTCCGAAAACCGCAAAGACGGGGATCTATAAATTTAATGGATTATGAAAAAGAACGAAAGATCCTCACGGATGTTGACGGCGTCTTGCTCGATTGGGAGTCAGCGTTTGATGCTTGGATGAAAGAAAGAGGGTATACTATCGGTGCTCCGGAAGTATATAAACAATCTATTAGGTATGGCATTGAACAATTTCATGCAGACAATTTAGTTAAACAATTTAACGAATGTGCTTGGATTGGTTATCTAAAGCCATTACGAGATAGTGTAAATGCATTAGAAATACTAGCATCACAACATTGGCATATAGAATGTATTACTAGTTTAAGTACAGATCATTGGGCTGGAGAACTTAGAAGAGCAAATCTTAGAAAATGGTTTGGTCAGACTATCCGGCGCTGTCAGTGTATAGAAACCGGCGGCGACAAAGACAATTACTTAAAAGAGTACGAACCTGGTCATTGGTGGATTGAAGATAAACCAGAAAACTGTATCGCAGGTCTTAATGCAGGACATCGTCCAATTCTAATAGATCATCCATATAATCAAGACTTTAAACACCCAGATGTAATCCGTGTTAAAAATTGGCAAGAAATAATCGAATTAATTACAGAATAGACTTGACTCTTAGCAGTTTATACGCTATAATAGTATAAATTGTTAGGAGTATTATTTTGGCGACACACGGTATGATTGACTTAGAGACACTAGGCGTAGAGCCTGATAGTGTAGTAATGACACTAGGTGCAATTAAGTTTGATCCGTTTTCAGATACAGAACCACATACTCCGTTGTATCTTCGTGGTGATGTAGAAGAACAAAGCGAGCAGTATGGGCGGTCAATAGATGAGAACACTCTAGCTTGGTGGGGGAGACAAGCACAAGAAATTCAAGACGAAGCATTTGGTGATCACAGCGATCGTGTAACTGTACAAGAGATGTTAAGACAACTTAATAAATGGTGTGTAGGCTTAGACTATATTTGGTGTCAAGGTCCAACATTCGACTTTGTTATTTTACAAGATTTATATAAAGGTGCACAGAAACCAACACCGTGGAACTATTGGCAAATTAGAGACAGTAGAACACTGTTTTCTATGATGCCGCAGGATCCACGCAAAGCAATACAAGAAGAGCTACATAATGCACTAGCTGATTGTTATTATCAGGCTAAGTGTGTACAACAATCATATAAACACTTTGGAGTCAAAAAATGAAAATTGCTGTCGGTACCGGTGCAATAAGTAGAAATGGATTTAAGATAAATGATATAAGAAATTTACCCAATGTTGATTTTGTATGCCCAGCATGGGATTTAGATCAGTATGTTTCTGAAAAAACTGTAGAGATATTTTATTCTAATCATTTCTTTGAGCATCTTACTTTTGCGCAATGTGAAAAAGTTTTAGAAGTTTGGTATAAACTTTTATGCCCAGGTGGAAAAGTTGAGATGCAACTACCAAATATGGATATTTTTGTACAACATTGGATAGATGGTATGAATGAAAATAATTTAGAATTATTTGAATTTGCAACTAAAGGATTTTGGGGATGGCAAAGAGAAGGACTTACAGAAATGTGGGATGTTCATAAAAGTGGTTACAATGCAAAGTCTTTAGAACGATTAGTTAATAAAAAAGGGTATGTAAACTTTAAAAATTTAAAAACTAAAGTAGGTAATTTAAAAGTGGAATTTTATAAGGAAGGGAAAAATTAATGAAAGAATTATGGGTAGAAAAGTATCGTCCTAAAACAGTAGGCGGCTATGTGTTCAGAGATGAAGCACAACGGAATCAAGTAAAAACTTGGATTAAAGATAAGACTATTCCGCATTTACTGTTTAGTGGCAATGCAGGTATTGGTAAGACAACACTTGCTAAACTGTTGTTTAACGAACTAGATGTAAATGATCTAGATGTATTAGAGATTAACGCATCGCGAACAAACTCGGTAGATGATGTTCGTGATAAAATTGTAAACTTTGTCCAAATGATCCCATTTGGTGATTTTAAGGTAGTATTACTAGATGAAGCTGATTACTTGTCTCCAAACGCTCAAGCGGCGCTTCGTGGCGTCATGGAAGAATATCATTCAACTGCTCGTTTTATTCTTACTTGTAATTATCCTAACAGAATCATTCCTGCTATACACTCAAGGTGCCAAGGGTTCCATATTGCAAAAATTGACCAAACAGAGTTTACAGCCCGTGTGGCTGAAATCCTCATCACTGAAGGAGTAACACCTAACTTAGATATCTTGGATACTTATGTAAAAGCAACTTATCCAGACTTGCGTAAATGTATCAATATGGTACAGATGAATACACAAGATAATAGTTTACTTGCTCCGCATGAAGGTGATACAGGCGAGAGCGATTGGAAATTAGATATGGTTGAGCTTTTCAAAGCAGGCAAGATCCAAGAGGCTCGTAAATTACTTTGTGGTGCAATTCGCACAGAAGAAATGGAAGAAGTGTATCGTTGGTTATATGACAATATTGAATTATTCGGTAATGAAGAACAACAAGACACAGCAGTACTAACTATTAAACAAGGTATGGTGGATCATACACTAGTTGTTGATCCTGAAATTAACTTAGCGGCAACGCTAATAAGATTAGCGAGGATATAGTGAGTTATCTAGTAACTGAAAATTGTATTAAATGTAAGCACATGGACTGCGTAGAAGTTTGTCCAGTAGACTGTTTTTACGAAGGTGAAAACATGTTAGTAATTAATCCACTTGAATGTATTGACTGCGGAGTATGCGAACCGGAATGTCCGGTTGACGCTATTGTACCAGACAATACATTAACTCCTGATAAACAAGCATATTGGGAATTATTTAATCAAAGGTATGCAGACGAATGGCCGGTTATTACACAGGCAAGACCAGAAGATGTACCTGCTGACGCTGACCAATGGAATGGCGTAGCAAATAAAGTAGAGGAACATTTTAGTGAAAAACCAGGAAAAGGAAGCTAAGAAAAAACTAATTAATGATCTAGTACGCATAAGTGTACTAGAAGAAGAAGTAGAGTACTATAAAACTTTGTTGCAACCACATGACACCGGTCATATACATACAGCAATAAGTTTTGTAAAAAGCAGAATTAACCAACTTAAAGGAGTAAAACAAGGATGGCCGTTCGAATAGTAAGTTATACACAACCTACAGATGAATTTAAAGAACAAGGATTAGAAAATGTACAAGACCTTATTGCGTTTTGTGCAAAAGTTTCAAATCCGACTGCACAGATTAATAAAGAAACCAGTGAGCGGTTAATTAAATACTAAATTAAGCATCAACATTGGTCTCCTTTAGAAATGGCAAATGCTACATTAGAAATAGAAACTACAAGAGATATTGCACATCAAATTGTGCGTCACCGTAGTTTTGCTTTCCAAGAGTTTAGTCAGCGTTATGCAGATCCTGCAGAAATGGGTGATCAGTTTGTAATTCGAGAAGCACGATTACAGGACGAAAAGAATAGGCAGAATTCAATTGAGACTGATGACTTACAATTACACGCAGAGTGGGAAAACCATCAGCATGATGTAATTGTTGCCGCCAAGAAGGCATATGAATGGGCAATCAACAATGGCATTGCCAAGGAACAAGCTCGTGCAGTCTTGCCAGAAGGACTTACTAAAACTCGTTTATATATGAATGGTACGCTTCGCAGTTGGGTTCATTACATCGAATTGCGTGGTGCAAATGGTACACAAAAAGAACATATGGATATTGCACATGCCTGTGCAAAAGTAATTGCAGAAATTTTTCCGTTAGCAGCACAGTTGAATGTCAGTAATTCAGGAAATTCATAATTTTTGGGGAATTGGCTCTAAAAATATCCATGGAGAAGAATTCACTGGGTATGAGTCTGTTTATAGCCAATTAGACAAATTTGATAAAAATGCCTTCAATCGAGACCCTGAAGGTACTATATCTAGTGTTTTTGATATTTACCGTTCAATAAATCTAGTACCTATTATCTATTTCACAGAAAGAGGTGTCTTAAGAGCCATTCGTGACTTTAAAGACAGCAGTTATAATAGTGTTAATAATGGACGAATAAATTTAGGAAACAATAAAGGACAACCATTAAGTCGCTTTTTGTTTCCTAATATGATGACTGCTGAACCTAAAGGACGAGGTTCAAACAGTCTGCGTGATAGATTCTTTGATGACAAAAAATTAAAAAGAGCAATACGCATTTGCTATGAAATGCGAGAAGGAAACAATCTTGTTTATCCTACAGCAGTGCGTAGAGCTCTTGAACTTGTTACCGGAGAAAATATACAAAACTTTAAACCACAAAATGCTCGTGCTATTGCAGAGCATTTATGTCCTGTACTATGGGGCAATGTGTATGATTACAGTTGTGGCTATGGTGGCAGGTTACTTGGTATAAGTTCAAGCAATATGAAATACAACTATATAGGTGTTGACCCAAATACTGAAACAGTAAAATATCTAAATTACTTTAATGATTGCATTGAAGAAGCAGTTGGCGTAAGAGGTACTATACATTGTGATGTAAGTGAAAACTACAAACCTACTGATATTGATTTAGCATTTAGTTCACCACCTTACTTTAACTTGGAGAAATATTCAGATGAAGATACACAATGTATGGTCCGCTATAAAACGCTTGATGATTGGTTTAGTGGCTATGTTGTTCCGACCATTGAACACATATATACTGGACTCAATAGAGAAGGACTTTTCGCAACTAACATCGCCGATTACAAAAGCTACGGAAACAAAGAATATAAGGTCGTCGAAGATTGGATCAAGACAGCTGAAAGAATAGGCTTTAAGCATGTATCAACAATTAAGATGATGTTGAACACACGGCCTGGGGTAGGCAATCAAAAACTTGCCGGTAGAGAAAAATACGAAGGCGTATATGTCTTTAAAAAGTGAAAAGGGCCGAAGCCCTTTTCTTATTCATCTCCATAAATCTGAAGTACTTCTTTGACTGCCTCGTGTCTTTCAATGTCTCCTTGTGCAAAACGGACTATGTCCAAACGGGTGTGATTTTGTGCTTGTAACCTTTCGATAAAGCGTATAAGACCGTTATCATTGATTCGATCTGCTTGTGCTAGATCTCCTGTAACAGCCATCTTTGATCCTTCACCTAGTCTAGTGAGCAACATTTTCATTTGATTTTCTGTAGCATTTTGCATTTCATCTGCTAATATAAAACTGTTTTTAAATGTGCGACCGCGCATATACGCAAGAGGTGCTATTTCAACAATGCCTTCATCTATCATATTTGATATTTGTTTAGCGTTAAAGTAATCTCTTAAAACATCAAAAATAGGTCTTGTCCAAGGCGCCATTTTTTCTTCTAGCGTACCTGGTAAAAATCCTAGATCTTCGTCTACACTTACTGCTGGCCTGGTTACTATAATTTTGTCTACTTTTCCTTCCTTGAACATCTTTACAGCCACCTGCACTGCGAGCAGAGTCTTACCAGTTCCCGCTGGACCAACACCGAAGACTATGTCTTTCTTCGGATCCAACAGTGTTAGCATGTATGATTCTTGATGTTTGTTTCTTGGAAGGATTGTTACTTGATTTTGTTTTTTAAAGTTATTGAAATCAACTACATTTTCGTAGTTATTTGGTTGTCTCTGTTTACGAGACGCTCTCTTTGCACCCATTAAGTCCTCCTTATGGATAGTGTGTAATAGGACAAGTGCCGTTGTAGGCATCTGTCCTACAAAGTATTTACCATTTGATACTTGATCAAAAGCACTTTGTTATTGATTATTTGCGATAAATAACTATAACAAGTTTGGAAGTTAAAATGCACGATATATATGATATAGTAAAAAATGTTGAAGGCATCTATGAAAGTACAACTTCTTTTCAAGTCCTTAAAGACTTTGAAAGAGTGTTAGATGAATTAGATCTTTATGTTTATAAAAATTGGGAGGACGGCGAGCTTGCCGAAGGTCCAAATATAGATAGACATTGGATTACTTGTAAATTCTTTTGGCCAAGAGCTAAAATGCCTGATCCAATGGGCGGTAAAAGACTGCTAGATTATGATTGCAAAATCAGTTATCAAAAGTCATATTTAACAAAAGCAAGAAAAATTCGTAAACCAGGTGATATTAGACCTGGTACTAAAAAAGGCAGACTAGATAGACATCCTATTTGGATTG